TGTAATCTCATACAGCGCACCTGCAACGAGATTGCCACCTGCTATAAGTGCATCAATCTCGGCTTTTGTTTTGGTGAAGGAAATTTGACCGCCACCACTACCAATCTCTACAATAGTTCCGTTACTATCTTTTGATTTATACTTTCCATCCAAATCGAAACCAATAAATTTAGTTCCTGGTTGTGCATTTGGCAGTGTCGTAAAATCTACTAATTTTTCCTGTATCATTAGTTTATAATTAATCCATTATTAATAATTGTTCCTTCGTTTACAAGTATTCCGTCAACACGCAATATTCCATCATGTGAAACTATCATTCCACTACCATAATCACTTGCCGGTTCGCTGTTAATTGTTATTGTTCCTTTGTTGTAACAATCTTGACAAAAGTGCAATTCTCGCTCTGCCGGAATTATTAAATTTTGCGTTGGTAAAATTGCTCTCTTTTTTAAGCCACTTACAAGTGGCACCCAACTTGTTCCATCATGGTACAATAACTCAACTAAATAAGGTTGATTAATTGGGTCTAATTGTTTTGCCCAAATAATATACTTTTTAATTGGCTCTGTAACTCGCCTTAAAAGTGCAACAATATTTCCTAAATTGCTTAAACCCATAATGTGCTATTAATTCAAATATAGCAATTATATCGGTATTGGAACTCCATTGTATTTTAAACTGATTAAATCAGCATTAATAGGTTCATTGTATTTTATAATGGCTTTTATGCTTTCTATTAAAGCAGGAGTAAGTGTAATTGTACCTAACACATCAATTTCATAATCACTACATCCACGACAACCAATGTCAAAAAACCTTACGGGATCATCAAATGTAATTGGACTGTCAAAACCAAAATTATTAGAATGCTCTACAAAATTGGCATCGGAAAAACCTAATAAACGGAGCATATAAATATACCCTAATTTTGTTCCTTTATACGGATTAATCCTTATCATGTAACATAAGAATTTTCTTCTCATATCATCATTAGAATTAAATGCAGGTATTCCAAATTGATATTCTAAATTAGGTAAGAACCTAACCATTGCAGTTGCAGGATTAACAGTATTTTCTACTATCTTATTTATCAAATCAATCTCATTGTCGTCTAAATCTCCTGCCAATAATTCATTAAACCTTTGGTGTAATCCTTTTAGGTTTACATCTTTATTTATGTCGTTCTTTCTATCACGAGAACCGAATAAATCAAATATTATATTTTTTAGACTAAACATTATACTAATCCACCTGTTACTGTAATTGTTAAATATAGAACATTAAATGCCGGTAAACTCGGTTCATCTAAAATAATGCTTCCTTGCGTATCATAACTCTTAAACTCATAAGTATCTCCAATATTGTATGTACCTGTAATTGTAAAATCAACATCCGGCATATTTACCAAAACTCCTGTATTAAATGTTCCCATGAATACATTGTTTCTTGTTACCGAAAATTGAGTTGGATTAACAAAAGTAATTACATACGTTGCATTTGATGAAGTTGTTGTTTGTATTCTTGTCCAAACTAATGCCGGATATGAAGCCAATAAAGGACGTGCGTAAGGTATTGGACGCATTTTTTTTATTAATGAATGTGCTACACCTGTAACAGATTCTAATAACTCATAAACATCTCCAATAAAAACTGTTCCATTGATTTTTTGATTATCTACCGAATAAAATTCTTGTAAAGCTGCAATAACATCTAATTGTACTTGTGAATTGTATGCAGTTGGAACTGCTGTTATTTCTAACTCATGTTCTACAAATACTTCTCCTGCCGAAAAAACCTGCACCTTTGTAGTAACCATTCTTCTTAAATCTAAGTAGTTTGTTACATCGTTAATTAAAACCGAACTCGCAGGTCCACCACCATTAGGAGCAATATAAATACTTACTACTTTACCACATTGAAATCTTACTCCTGCTTTTGCTACACCTGTTGCAAGTTCTGTAACATCTATAAAGTCTTGTTCTGTTACTGCTCTATATAATGTTCGTATGCTTAATGGAATATACTTTCGTAAATCGTCCATTGTTTCTGCATCTTTACCATTGGTTGTAGGTGCAATATTATTTACTGATATTGTTAAACCACCACCTACTACTATTGTAGTTAAAATATTAGTTACTAAACCAATTCCTACATTGCCGGAAAGTCCAAGCGTTTTATAATATTGTACCGCGATTGTTTTCGTATTTGCAGGTATTGCTCCGTTAATTCCATCTCCAAATAATACTTCAACTTTATTATTTTTATTGTACTGTGGTTTATAGTGATTATTTGTAGGCAATGAGTATAAAAATGTATCTATTTTTGTAAAAACAGTTACTCCATCAACCAAAACAGTTATGCTGTCTTCTGACACATCACTTGCTATCTCGTAACTTTGATTTGGCAAACCATTAGAGTTGGCAATAACTGCAGATGCTACCTTTTCCCACTGTCTTACGCCAACTGTTACACTTGTTTGTCCAATACCAATAGTAGCATTTGAAACTGTACTAAATATAATTCCATCGTCTGTTCCTACTTTAGTATCTACCGGAATAGATACTGCACTTACTGCGGGTCCCGACAATGTAAATACAACATCTCCAGTAGAAGCAATTTTACCGCGAACTCTATAATCATATTGCTTCGCTAAGTCTATTCCACTACTCAATAATCGAGCAGTCATTAGATATACTTCTCTTGCTTTTTGGTCAATGTAGTAACCCAATAATTCATTAATGCCACACCAAATTGAAACACGTTTTATAAACGGATTACTTTCATTATGATCTGTTATTTCCGGTATGCCTGTTAATGGATTTTGTATTTTAGTTAGAATTTGCTGTTTCATAACTAAATAACTTCTATCCGCATATCCTACCCATGGATTATCATTAAACCAACTCATACTTTAATTTCTTTATAAAATGGAAAAACAAAACTATCTATTTCATTGGAAGCAAGAATGCGATACTGCACAATAAAATTAGTTTCACTCACATTTATTGTCTGTCCATAAACATCTAAAACTCTTATTCTTTTTTCCCAATTAAATAACGCTTCGCTTATAAAATAAATACCTAAACTAACTAATATTTTATCATTAGGTTGAAATGTCATTAGAAAGATATTACAACCATATTCTTCGTTAGGAAAATGTGTACCTTTTGGAGTAGATAAAATATCAAAAATAGATTGTTTAATCAACTCTCTATCTCTAATTAATTCTATTCCGGCATTTATGTCCGGTGTAAGACTATATTTTTCCCCAACTCCTAAATATTTTACATCTGCCATAATCAAATATACTAATCTAACGTTACAACATTGGATAAAATTTGGTTTAACTGTCCTTTTAACGTGGTTACTGCTGTGTGTACTGCTTGAAATTGTGCTAAGTTTACAACCGCAGTAGAGTTACCACTCGGAGTAACCACCACCAACGCTTCACAAGCTGTACAAAGGTTTTCTATCTGTGTACATAAATCGTCTAATTTTTGTTTTAAAGTATCTCCTAATGCAGCTTTTTCGGCACTACCGCCCAAAGTACCTAAACTAATTTTTTGCTTTGTTATTTCTATTGCTTTTCCATCTTTGTAGGATAGATAAATCTTATCATTATTTTCATCAATAACAAATGTATGTCCTTTCGGAGTTGCTAAAACATATACACCTTTTTTTGCTAATTCAATTACATTATCTTTTAACCACCAACCATATTCCCAAATAGGATATTCCGGTTTGCCACCTCTAAATGTTATCCATACTACATCTCCTTTTTCCGGCATGGCATGGAATCCTGTTTTTTTACCTGCATAAATACCTTTTGGCAATGCCCAAATTTTTACTTTTTCATCATCGCCCCAAACTGCCGGACATTTTACAATCAATCTACCTCTATTTTCTTTATCATCATTATCAACAACAATACCCTCGTATGTTCCATAGAATAAGCCAAACCACTCTAATCCGTATTGTAAAAAGTCTTCTTTAAATTTTTGAAATGCACTCATTATTTTGGTATTGAATTTTCATCGTATGAATATATTTTTTTACTTGTAGTTCCTGCCGACTTACCTTGCGTTGTATTTTTATTTGCAGTAGATTTATTATTTCCGGTAGTAACAGATTTTTTAGTGGCATTTTTATACGCTTCTATTTTTGTTGTTGCCGGAGAAGATGTTACACTATGTGTTACTTTTTCTATTCTCCAATTTCCATTATGCTTTTGTGCAATACCGGCAATAGTAATTATATCTCCTGCTTCTACTGTTGGATCAAGTTCTATTGTTAAATCAAGTTTTAATCTTTTTGCTGTATTCTTTTTATGAGTGCTACCTACTTTTGTATCTAACTCACTTTTATCGTTAGCAGGAGTGTATGTATTTTTACCTGCAGTAACTTCTTTGTAATTAGAGAATGTGCCTTTTAAATTTGAATCAACATCAAAGAATGCTAAATTATCTCCTACTGATGTTTCTTTATTTTCGGTAGCTTTTGCTGTACTTGTAATTGTCTTTCCGGTATTAACATCAATACCATTAGATTGTACACTTTCAGAAGCATTATTGTTTTCATCTTCATAGGAAACATTCAAATCTACAATTAAACTTTCTGCTTGATTATATGTAAATGTTCTTCGCGATTGTTTATTAAAATCTCTGTATTTAAAATACAAAATTTTACCTCGAACATACACTTCAATACTCCCTTTTGTATCATCGTTTTTAACACCCTCTTTTGATGCTAATTCTTTTAAGAATTGCATATAATTTTTGTTACCCATAGGTATAAAATCATAAACTTTTGTTGTTGTGTCTATCTCTTTACCTAAACCAAAATTATCTGCAATTTGTGAAGCAATTTGTGAAGCTGTTTTATTTTTGAATATAAAATTTGAAGTTAATTTTTTTGTGCTATAACCTAAATCTCGACCTTTAATAGTCATATCAACACGATTACCAATGTAGTTATAATCTGTTTCTGTAATTTCTAAATGTCTTTTCGGAGACATTAAACCTTCAATAAAACCAAATGTAAAAATTAAACGAGAACCAATATTAAAGTAGTCTTTGTCTATTACTTCAATTTTTGCACCATTTACATTAATAGTAACCAAATCGTCTTCATTTAGACAATCTTCATATTCTAATGAAGATATCATCTCCGTAACATTCTCTCCGGACTTCTCTACTATTACCGTATATACTGGACTTTTAGCCATTTCGTTATTCTGATAATCTCATTAATTGGTAGTCGGGTATAATTAGATTTTTTCCAACATAAGAAGTTAAATCGAGTGGATTAATTATATTATTTGCATCTGCTATATATTTCCAATATCTACTCGGATTTGTTGCAAAACTCTTATAATATTTCCATGCTAAAAATGTAATTGTATCGCCTTGTTGAACAGTATGATATAAGTCCGGTTGCTTACTATCATAAGTAATATTATCGCGAACAAGTATTTGCTCTCCATTGGAAAACTCAATTAACTTGCCATTAAAATACAAATCAAAATCTTCCCTTATTATGTCTATATTACCTGCCATTTCTTACGTCTTCTATGTACCTGTTTTTTTCCGGGTCTAAAATTAAATTTATTGTTACAGATGCTCGTAAAGGCATCCAACCATGTGGCTGTGATAGGTTAGTCATTTTTGGATTTACTGTTTTTATTATCCAAATATGATTTTTAAATAATTCTCCAAATACAAGTTTTACGTTTCTAATCTTACCGGCATAACCATCGTTCATTGTTAGCGATTTTAACCAATTTATTTTCTCGTAAACATCTTTTCTGTTTTCTTCGTTACTCATAAATTCAAGTTCTAAATCTAACTTTTCACTACCGGAAATATAATGCATTAAATCATCGTTTCTACCAACAACTGTAAACGTCTGCAATTTTGCATCCCTTGTATTGTTTACTTGTGGTGGCACAAATTGAATTTCTAAACTGCTAAATGGTTCAGATGTTTCAACGATGTATAATTCTTTATTTGTTGTACTATTTGCCATTATTTTCTACTATCGTTTTCTCTGTCCTTTTTATCCATGACAGTTTTTAATTGTTTTCCGTCTAATAATAAATTTACGCTAACTAATTTTTCTTTCTCTTGTTTTTCATAAATATTCTGTTGTGGTCCTTGTTGGTTAAATGGTAATTTAGTTTGAGCAGTAGCCATTGATAAAGGCGATGGCTTGTTGCTATTTGTTGGTGTTACTACATTTCCATTTGGATTTTTTGGTGTATCGGATGAACTTCCAACACCTAAAAAATCTAAAATATATTGCCCACCTGGAAGCGTTTTAATCAAACCTAAAAATAAAGATTTAAGTCCTTCCCAAGCAGACAATAATCCATTTTTTAAACCCTCAACTAAATTACGTCCTGCTTCTACAAATGTCTTACCACTAAATATATCTACAAAAAACTGAACAAACGAACTTATTATATCTGCAACAAATCCAATACCTACCACAAAGAATTGTACCCATGCTTTAACAATAGCGATAACAACCTTAATCGCTTGCCATAATAACCACATAACTCCAATAACAATTAGTACAGTAGCAATAATTGGAAGCAATGCCAATACAAGTGATACAATAGGCGGAATTAACGCAGCTACAATCATTATACCTACTGCCATTCCAATATGCCTAAATGTCTCCATACTACCACCTAATTTGCCAAGGTTAATACCTAAGCTATCTAATACCGGTTGTACTACTTCTTTAATTTTTGAAAATACTTTTTTTGTTACATCCCAAATTGTTCCAAAAACAGTTACTAATACATCTCGAACACCTCTAAAAAATTCTTTAATACGAACTATCCATGTTGCGAGGTCTAAAACAAAATCTAATATTCCAACCTTTTTTAAACTGTCATGCATTTGTTCTGTCAAAGTAAATCCGTCTGATGTTGCACTTTTCCAAATCTCCGAAACCGCAGATATTACACCACCAATCTTTTGCATAATTCCTAAAAAACCTTTTGCCGGTTCCGCTGTTCCGTTCAACACTTCTTGAAAGCTATCAAACGATTTTTTCAGCAAATAAACTGTTCCTATTATTGCAGCAGCTATTGCAATAAATGGTAATAATGCAACCAATACCGGTGCGATAGCTGCCCACAAACCGGCAAATCCTGCTGTTAATCCTTGTGTTAAAAATGTAGTTGCCAACTCTGTTTTTCCAAGTGCTAATAAACCACTTGCTAATTGTCCAATCAACCATTCTTTTACTTGAATTAATGCAAAGAATAACCCAAATGCAGTTATCATTAAACCTGCTACACCAACTAACTGTAATATAAATTTTCCTATTGGATTCCTTGCTACTGCAGATAGTATTTTATTTAGTCCGGAAAATACTGCACCTAAAATATTTGCTGCTGTTGTTACTACTGGCAGAAATGCAATTCCAATTTCTAATAAACCACCTTTAAGTTTATTCATTGCAATTTGGAACTTCTGTGTATTGTTTAGTGAGTTAGACAATGCATTATTTAACTCTCCTGCCGGACTACCTGTTGCCGACATTGCTTCTTGTAATTTTCCAACATCACTCGATAGAATAGCAAACGCATTTCTTGCTTGTACATCTCGTAATCCTACTTTGTCTAATAAATCTGTTCGCTTCTCTTGTGAAAGTTTTGACATCACTGAATTTAGATCAGTGAATATTGAAACAATATCACGCATTTTTCCTTGCTCATCAAAAATATTTACTCCTACATCTTTTAAACCTTTCTGAATATCTACCTTTTGTAGAGCAGAAAATGCGTTTTGCATCAACATTGCAGATGAAGCTGCATCTTGTCCTTTACTTGTAAAATAAGCAAAAATACCTGCTGTTTCTTTGAATGTATATCCAAGGTTAGAACCTGCTGCAATTAATTGAGGTAAGTAGTTAGCAAAGTCCTTAAATTCTCCTGCTCCAACTCTTTTAGCTGCAAACAAAGTGTCCATAACCTCTGCTGCATTTGTATTTTGTTTTCCAACGATTGACAATGTTTGTGCCAATGCACCTGCAACTACATCAACATCTGTAAATCCTGCCATTGCTCCTTTATTAGCAGTTTTTAAAATATCTAATGATAGTTTTACATCGTTGGTTTGTGAAATGATTTTTTCATAAGCATCCGGAATTTTCATTATATCAGATGTGCCACTTGAACCAATAGATAATAGTTCGTTGCGTAATCCACTTAACTCCTTTTGCCCTAATTGTGCAGTAGTGTTAATCTTTGCCATTCCTTCTTCAAATGCCATGGCACCTTTTGAAGCCAATATAAAAGGAGCAGCTATCATAGAACCTACTGCAGCTACTCCAAATCCTAATTTCATTTTATTAAATGCTGTGTCTATTCGTAAAGAAGCATTTTCAGCAGCACTCTCTAATGTTTGAAAAGACTTTGATATTTTGTCGGAATTTTGCGTAAAGGCATCATACAAGGAAACTACTATTCCTGTACCAATCATATTACCACCTGTTGCTCCACTACCGAATACCATTACTTTGTTTTGTTTTTCCGTTTTGCTTTTTCTATCTCGTTTTGCTCATAGTCTTTTTGGATTTTTAGCTTTTGTAATAATCGATAAATATCATCATATTGCATAGCATATAAATTTCCTAAACCTATTGAAACACCACCATAAGATAAATCGAAAAATACATCAATTATTTCAAAATGTCCATTATCCTGTCCAAATTCATGCCCAGCTATTTCGCCAAGCTGGGGAAGAAAAAAGCCGGTACAGTAATTAAATTTAATTGAGTAATTGTTGAAGCATCTTCCTTGTATTGAATAACTACACTTGTTTCTATATTTGCTTCTTTTTTTAATATATCTTCACGCAGTTGTTCAATATCATCGTATGAGATTTTGTCCAATGGAAGTTTAGGTAATTTAGCATCTTTATCAAAAGTTCCATCATTATAAACTGCTTTTCTTAACTCTAATTGTGTATGAGATGTAGCACTTTTAGAGTTGTTGTTTATTGAATAAACACGCTCATATTTTCCATCTAATAACTCCCAATTTACAGCAACGTTACTATCTTCTAAAACTAATGTTTGATACTTATGTGTGCTTAACATTTCTTCGTATGAATCATAGCACTCCGGAAATAATTCTACATTTTTAAACAATTCTTCTACTTCATCTTCTGACATTTCTTTCTTAGAATTTTGTTCTTTATATTTTGATATCATCTTTTCTACAACCCAAAAATAAGGACGAGTAGGAAAATCTTTTTTATCAAATATAACTTCATAGCGTTGTTTACGTCTGTTGCCTGTTTTATCAACCGGAAATTCGTAATCAAATATAAAGTTAGGAGAACGTCTATTTGAAAATTTACGCAATTCAAATAGTGCAAATGCACGATCTTGTGATAATAAATTTTCAATGTCTTCTTTTGTTACTTTTTCCTTATTGCCAATATACGTTATACAATCCAGTAACATTTCGTCAATAGCATTTCTGCGTTTCTTTTCGTCTTGTTCTGTTATTAACCTTTGATGCTCTCCAATTAATGATAGCATACCAAATCTTACTCCACTTGGAAATACTAATTCCTGTGAACGTCTTGCTGAAAATGTTTTTTCCATTTTTGAAATTTATTATTTATTAGTAATATTCAAAGTTAGTAATTTTTATGCGTATAAAAAATAATGGTTGTAGATTAATACCTACAACCATATTACAAACCAAATAAATATCAAATTAAACATTAACTCTGCGATAATCTCTTATCGAAAAAGTTACTGTTCTTTTTAAATCATCTGAATTATCGCCTTTTGTTTCGTGGTTAGCTGTTTCCACTTTTTTTATCCATGCTTCTTCAATGTAGAAACCTTGTACAGATTGTCCATTTACATCTGTTTCGTACAAATATCCATCTCCTGCATATTGTGCTTCGTCCATTGTTTCACACGCATCAAACAATTTCCATAAATCTTCATCCCCAGTATTTGGAACAGTTATCTCTAATGTAATATCTCCTATTATTTTTTTGCCTGGTGTTTTTTTATCCGGCGAGTTACCTTGTGTACCTTGTTTATGCTCTGTCCATTCCGTTGATGGTGGTGTTAGCATTTGGCATCTTGCATTGTCAATATCTAAAAGTGATAAGGACCAATTAAAATTTGCTTGTGGATTCTTGATTGCCATTTATGTAGATTTTAAAAAATTAATAATTATATCTCTAAAAGTTGTGCAACATTTAAAATAGTTACGCTATCCGTTGGTGCCAAATCTAAACCAACATACTCATTAGCTGCTATTGGTTTAAAAGCAAATCTAACTCTATATTTACCGGCATCAATATCTTGTTTTGTATTAAACTTTAATTCGTTTAAATTTCTTGCGTTTTGATCGCCTAACCAATGCCACCATTTTCCCTCTCCACGTTGTGATGTGTTATCGCCCTCTATTGCTCTACCTGCTACTAATTCATTTACAATGAATGGACGTACCTTTCTGTAAAACAAATTAAACATGGCAATATCGTTAGGTTTAAAGTTCATTAGTTTTGCAATGCGAGAGATTTCTCTGCTAATATAGACTACTAAATCTGCGATATTTTCTTTTGATAAAAGACTTGTTCTGTCAAGTAACATTGTTCTGTTACCCCAAGAAACAACTTTTAATGCATCATCATTTATGATTGCATTTACACCGCCCTCGTAAATATTGTCATACAATAATTTATTACCCGGACTACCAAGATTTAAACGCATATCATTAACTCCGAAAATTTTTCCATAGTCATTTCCACTATCACTATACCACTCCCCTTTTTCTGTATCTGCCTTTGTTCTATTAGCTGCTTGTAAAGCACCTGCTAATACTGCATATTGAGTGTCGTTTAAATTGTTCGGATTATTAATGTTTACCTCGGCAAACCACATAGAACCATACCATGTATTAAGCGGAGAATGTGAGTATGCACCATTTCCATTTCTAAAATCGTCAACGCCTTGTACTGTTAATCCTTTCGGAATATAAACACGACAACGCATATCTTTTCTTTGTTCACAATATGATACCAAATCTCTGTTTGCTGTATGCGTTGGACGTGCTATGTTCCAAATACGCATACTGTCTGTAACGTTATCAAATGCATACCAACCACTTTTAGAAATTACAGAACCTTTGAAATCTGCATCTGTAATTAACGATGTATCTTGTGTTCCATTCGTTAATGTTATTGTTCCGATAGGCAATGTATTCGATACCAAATTCGATACTACCACACCTTCCATTTGGTTGTTCAAAGATGCAATATAATTAGCTGTTTGAACACGTTTAACACCTTTTATTTCTTGTGCTAAATCACTATCCGGCAACTCAATTTTTATATCTACATAATCTGCAAGTCCATTTGTAGATGGAGTGATTGTAATTTTAGTTTCATTATAGCCATCTCCTACCGCCTCTGCAGTCCATGTTGACGTTAATGCTGCATACGCAGTTACACCACCTGTAAACTTTAATGATGCTGTTGATATTGTACCCAAAGTTATAGTTACATCAACCATACCAACGTTACCACCGGCACCTAATGCCAATGGTTTTCTTATTGTAAGAACTGCACCTACTCCAGTTGCTGTATATTGGTGCGTTGCTGTTCCTGCGTTAATTGCAGCTGCAATCGCTGTTACTGCTGCTGTCGGTGTTTGTGCTGCTATACCATTATAGTTTGCAATGGTTGTTGTTCCTGTTCCTGTTACTAAGTTAGGAACATCTAATTTAATATTAGAACCTGTACCCGTCCATGTTGCCAATGTAAAATTAGCAGATGATTGTACTCCGGTTACCGCAGTATTTGGTAAAGAGCCACTTGCTTTAACACCTGTTACAGTTGATAAATCTGTTACATTTGTATAATTAAATGCTCTTGCTATACGCAATTTTACACCGCGTTGCAATGCCATTATACACATTGTAGCGAAATCATCAGAAGCATGTATATCTCCTAATTTTCGTCTAAATTCTTGCTCTGAACCAATAAGGTAATTTACACCCGGTTTACCTCGTTTTGTTATACCTTGTACGCAGATAATACCCTTGTTTATGTTAGCTATAATGCCACCTAAAGGCGTTACCGATGTTGTTACTCCTGGTGTGCCTGATAGATTTACTCCTGCCATGTTTCCTATTTTATTTTAATTACAAAATCTTAGATACTCAAATATACATATTTACAAGTCGTCTGAAATAAAAATTAAATCTCCTTCGTCTGTAACTTTATACTTATCATCGTCCTGACCAACACAAATTAAATCTCCTTGTGAATTTATATAAAATGTAATTCCTATGTTATAAATATCTTCAATTGCTATTGGCTCATTATCTTCGTTATAGATAATTCTAATTTTAGTTAGTATTTCTTGTCTTGTTTTCGGCTCTACATCCGCACAAAATTCTGTAAATGGAGCAATTTCTCCTAAGCTATCCGAACCTCTTAAATCAATATTTCTTGCTGTATATAACCAACCTCTCTCAATGTAAGATTTATCACTTGTATCAAAAGCACTCCCTTGAATTAACCAAAATTCGCCAACGATATTGCCTGTATTGTCTATTGCATTTAACAACATTCTTGCACCAATTACTTTACGCAATACATCCTCTATAATTTCTGCATACGTTTCTGTTTTAGTTATGTAAGTTATCTTATAAGGAATATCATACTTTACATCTGCAGTAATACTTTTATCGTATTTATTAGTATTTTCATTAAAATCATATTCTGTATTTCTTCCGGTTCCAGTTCGTGCCGGTATTGGTGTACTTCTACCTATTATAACATCGTTATCGTTATTCTCTCCTCTGCTTTCCATTGCTCCAGGTTGATATAATTCTATTGGTTGTTTGCCATTATTTTTTATCAACTGAATAGCATTTGTATATCCTGCTCCAAATCCAACTATATCAACATCCGGCAAATAACCACGCAATACAAGTTCCTTTCGTATAATCTCGAATATACCATTATCTACCTGTGCTTGTGTTAATTTCCATTCCATTAAATTGAATATTTTTTCTTTAAAAATTCCATTATACGTTTGCCTACTAAATTTTCTTTTTCAATTTTTTGCTTCATTAAATCGTTTATAGGACGTAAAAAAGGACGTTCCGGAATGTTTCTTTTTTCGCTACCAAATTCCATTGTAGCTGCAATATTAGTAAGGTCGTCTCCATCTTTATTTTTTGTGCCTCTTTTAACTCCAATAAACACTTTTGGGTACATAGCAACCGATGTTATACTTTGTACCATTGAACTTGTAGCAATTAATGTTTTATTACTTAGTTTTTTACGTTTCTTATATGCAACATAAGCATCTGATAATTTACTCCATTTGTAATTACTATTTGAGAAACCTTGTTGCGATACAATATATTTTTTTAATAACCCCTCTGCTTCTAATCCAATTTGTTTACAAACAACTTGTAATTCTTCGGGTATATCACGTTTTAAATTACGTGTAAATAATCCGGCAATATCCCAACGTCCTACTTTTTCTATAATCCGTTTTTTACTCATAATTTTTTAAGACGTTTTTGTATATGAATTTTAACAACACAATTTTTATCCCAAAGTTGTCCAATCATATTAATACCGGTTATGTCGTATGTTACACCATTGAATACTATCAAGTCTTGTGGTGTCTTTGTAACAAAATTATCCGTATTATCTACAATGCCTTTTTCTTGTGCTTCATCATATTTAATGAGAAGATATCCTTGCGTATAATCGTGTGAACCGATTAATTGTTTTGTATCTTCTCCGTCTCCACTTTTATTTTCCCAAACTGTCAATCCTTTACAAACAATATCATTATATGTTCGCTGTAATTGAATATCTTTTTGCCAACGAGTAACTGTATTATTATCCATTCTATAAGTAATATCTTCCCCATAGAATGTGTCTTGTACATCATTAATTACTTGTCTAATTTCAGCAAATTCACTATCGCTAATTAACCGCATGAACAATTTAATTTATCGTTTTCAAATGCTATAAATGCCGGTGTATCATAAACTTTACCGCAATTACACATAGGTAAAGAATAGTTTAATGTAGCTGCATATTCACATGCTTTCATCTTACAGTTATTTAAAAACTTTTCGGCACTTAATCCTAAAAAACTTCCATCGTCTGCTTTACCATAATCAAACTCTGCCTCTACGACATCTGCTTTACCTTTCTTAATTCTTTTTGCTCCAGTACCGGAACCACCACCGGCACCACCTACATTTAGGAGTGCTTGATTAGTTATTAAGTTGCATCCTACTAATTGTGCAATTAACATCTTTTGCAAAGAACTATATTTGCTCTCATCTTCTACATCAGTATTGGATAATAATGTCCATGGTTGCAAATAATACATAGCTTCTATAATATACTGCTGTATAACTGCATCTTTACTATTGTCTGTTGGTAAGAATGGTAAATTATTCTTTACCATTTGTATTAAAGTTGGTAGTGCCATATATTCAAATTTAATAAAAAAAGTGCGAAAATTATCTCGCACTTCCAAACAAAAATTTTATAGAATGAAAAAATTAACCGATTGCTTTTTGGATATCGCTACGAGTTTTTTCGTCAGTCAATAATGCGTTTATTGCTTCTTCTTGTGAGCCAAGTGTAACTTTGCCAAATTTGTAAACATCTTTGTCAAAAATTACTTTTCCTTTTTCTACTGCACTATCCAATAGTTTTTTTGCTACTTCTTCTGTAAATGCTGTATCTTTTTCTCCACCGGTATTTGCTTCATCTTCCAATTCTTTTAATGATTTTTTCTTTTCTGCAGTATTTGCTTTATCTGCTTTTTCTTGCTTTTCGAAATAATCATTTCTTTCCTTAGTAAATTTTTCAAAATCTGCTTTTTTGCTTTCTACCAAAACTCCATTTAGTAAAGCTGCATTAACAGTATCATCTTTTTCTACTTCTACAATTTGATTGCGATTTACTGTTATACCTTGCGAGAAAATAAAATAACTGCCGGATGTGTCTTTTAATTTTACATAAATTTTTTCCATGATCTAATAATATTTATTGGTTTAGAATTACTCGTTGATTGTTTTAAATGCTTCATTAATACGAGCATCAATATCCATATAGTTAGGAAATTTAGCATTATCCGGAGCACCCCAAGCCAACGATTTATCAATCAATAAACGTCCGTCTCTTCGTTTGATTGCAAAACCTAAATAATCGGAAACAAACAATTCGCTTTCTTGTGTTTGCGGATTACGTCTTTCTTCGGTTTTCATTCCACGATATTGCAACTTAACCATAGCTGCTTCCGGTGCCAACAACATAATTTGTTTTGATGGCATAACAAATACATCGTTTATTAATGTTGCCGGAACACCTAACATTTGTTGTAAGTTTTGCAATGTTTTATCTCCTGAAAATCCTTTGTATTCGTCAAGTAACGATAAATCAATTGCATCATCTTCTCCAGTAAGCAATCTTGTAACATTTCTTTTTAAACGTCCCATTCTTGCTGTTGCACGTTTGATATCTTTGAACTTAAATTGTCCAACTGTATCAACTCCTATTACCGGAGCGGATTCTGCACCACTTGTTTGCTCTCCATTAATCAATATTAAACTTGCTTGAATGTCTGCACCAATTGCCATTTCAGTTCCAACCTCGCCCATAAATTCAAACAACATATCAAGCGTTGATGCTTCCACTAATTCGTCTGTAATTTTAAATCCAATACCTACTTTAAATACCTCGGCATCTTTTTGTCCAAAACGAACAGTACCAAATGGAATACTTTCTGCTTCTCCAAGTTTTCTCGGCATTGCACTACCACGTTTAATGTGTGGCATTGTAACTTTTCTTTGAGAAATATTTATTGTATTTGAAATCCAATTTTGGTGCATTGATTGAGATTCATAATCTAATCTAATTGCAGTCAAGATTAATTCCGGAATAATAAATCTGTGGTCTGTGTTTACTTGACGAGTATTGTTTACTCCGTCAAATGCAGAATGCTCTAATAACAATTTTTGAATTGCAGTAGCAGTCATATTATCGTGTCCAAATCTTTGTGCTGTTGAAGCCAAAGTATCTGTTGATAAGAATACTTCGTTTTGTTTTAAAAATTGTCCAATTACAAATAAATCTGCTTGTTTTTTTGTAAATGAACGTTTTAAAGATTCCGGTACGTGAATACCAAAATATAAAGACAATGCCTCTGCTAATGGTATATCGTAAGCAGGTAAATTTCTACCATAACGATCTTGCATTCTGCCTTGTCGTGTTTGAATTACTTCTTTGGCAAAGTCTTCCAATGTTTCGCCATAGGCATCGCGAACAGTTGTTCTATCTTGAATTGTACCACCAGGATTACCATTTGATAATGACTGGTTATGTTTACGCAACGCATCTAATTTTTCTTGCTTAGTTTTGCTCATTTTATCGAGTTTTAAAAATTTACAATATTGATTAATTACAGTTTAAAAGTTGATGATAAGAAGCCAATTTTAATAAATCTATCTACTGCACCACCTTTAATTACTTGTGCATTAACAAAATCTCCTGCTGCTGCTGCAACATATTCCGGATATCCGTCTGCATCCTTATTACCATTTGGAACAACAAATTCTCCTGCATTAATAGTACCACCTTTCGCAATACCAATTATCTCTGCTTGAAAATTTGTTCTAACAGTTGCACGTTTTGTAGCATCTGCCGGAACTATAATAATTCCAAGAGGTTTGTCTGTACCGGCAGAACGTTTTTTTATAGTTCCGTCTGTATGAAGAATTACTTCTTGTCCTTGAGTTAAAGCAACTGTATCGCTGTTTGTAAAACTCATTTGCAAACCATCATAGCTTATGTTTTTTAAAACTTGTGATGCTGCGTTATCAACTGTACCTGTCATTGTTTAAAAATTTATAATTTTAAAAATTAGATTATCTCATTCTTGTTTGTTCTGCCAATGATGGAGTAGTTACTTTTTCTTCTCCGGCACTACCTTCTGATTTTGAAGTTCTAAAAGATATTTCTGTTGAACCGCAAGACTTACAAGATGCACCAAATGTTTCAATAGTAGAACTACCATATTGTTTTAAAAATCCTTCCAATGCTTCTTCGTTGGCATTATTGATTGTATCAATTACTGCTTGTACTTCATTATCATTGCCAACAGATAATTTATACAAACGAACACATTCTTCTTTTTTGGCTTTTATTGTTTTGTTTCCAAATTTTGCCATAGAAACAATATCTGATAACGGAACTTCTTTTTCCAATTCTGTTATATCTGCTTGTTTAACTATTTTCTCAAATTTCTCAATAGTTTCATTGGCAGTTTTTAATTTCGCTGTTAAATCCGTTTTATCTGCTTTTAATTGCGATAATTCTTCATTGCCTTGCTCCACAAAAGAAACTTCAAAATTTTGTTCTTTTAACGCATCTAATACGTCTTTGCTGTAATCTGCTTCTTTACCGAATAGTTGTATTTTTTTCATACTTGTATTTTTAGAGTTTCCGTTTTTTTCAAATTTACTTGTAATACTCTTACTCAAATGTAATATGTTTTCTTTACTAAGCGAATTTTCCTCAATAAACATAGTTCCATTCTGTTTGTAGATACCATTTAATTCGTCTTTATCGAACATCTTAGCACCAACAATAGCAGACTTTTCTACATTAATTGGACTGCCATTTTCGTCCAATATTTTTGCAAAAGGATCAGCACCCAAATAAACTAAAGATGTTTCGTAAAAGTCAGTAATTTCAGTAACTACCCTGCGAACCATTTTACCATCTGTTCCAAGTGTACCAACTCTCATTTCAAATTCCCAATCATCTAACTCTCCATCACGATTAGTAAACTCATGTGATGGCTCCCAATTATATGATACAGTTACAGATACTGATTGAATATGTGGTACTGGATATGCTGTAAGTTTTCTGCATAAATCTGTGTGTAGTTTTCCATCAATCCAAATAGGACCTTCTAAACCACCTGGAATTACTGTACCGTCTTCCATTTTTTTAGGACCAACATAACTAATCAATCCATTTGCACCAACTATATTGCCAACTTCCATTTCATGATTTACATACGTTGGTTTATAGCTTAATAATGAAGCAGCTTTTTTTAATGATTGCTCTGTAAATTCAGTTGCTTTCCAAGTCCAACCACCTACTATCGTTGCTGTTAGGTGTCTAAAATAAAATGGTAAAAAATCTTCCGGTTTTGCGACTGCATTACTTATATCTTCCGATACAAGTGCCTGTCTGTAATCTTCATTTGCCCAACTAAAACTCTTTTTTGTTTTTTCAAACTCCTCTTTGTTCTTTGGAAAAAAAATCAAATTACCTGTACCATTACCGGCACCTATAAGAATTATTTTACCGCTTCTTACCTTTCCTTTTTCTGACATAGTATAAAATCCTTTATTTTCAAATATAGATAAAAAAAAAGCGAGGAATAACCTCGCCTTAGCATATCTTCTTTTTTATTAACTTATTTGGTACGCCTAAATTTATTTTTAAAGTATATTACTGCACCAAACAATAGTCCTATTATACCGAATAACCATGCTATCCAATCTTTTGGAGAATTTGTTTTTGGAATGTTCTTTACATAGTAAGTACCTTTATCAACAATCTCGTCAATACTATTTACTGTATCAATTGGAATGCCTACTGCCGATACAACTTCTTCCACTTTACCAATAATGGTTGATTGCGATGTGTCTTCGTCCATTGGCTGTTGAACTGCAGGTGCTTCTACCTGTGCTAATAATACTTTTGGCAACGTGCTTTTTTCGTAACCCGGAGAACTGTCGGAAGCATAACCGACAGTAAAGGCAAATAGCATTATAAATGCTAATACTTTGAATTGTTTCATAAATTCCTTTTTTTGGTTTGTTTAAAAATTAAATAGAATCAAATGTACTATTCTTTTTCAATATTAATAGTAATTTTTAATTTAAGTGCATCGGAGTACCTTTCTAAAATCTCTATGCCTATATTCTTACCGCTTTCATATTCGGATATTGTTGGTTGTTTTACTCCCAATAATAATGCCATGTCGTTCTGTGTAACATTTGCGACTTTACGCATTTCTTTCAGTTTTTTAGATATAAGTTGTTTAAAATCCATGTTATAAGTTTAAATTTTGTTGTCCGTATTTTTCAAAATATTGTTTCGTTAATGCCACATTAATTGCGATTATTGAATCTATTCTTACTTTTAATCCTGCCAAATATTCGCGTACTTCTTCGCTGTTTAATGCGATGTAATACCACTTAGAATTAGAACATAATAACGGAATAAGATTATTAACTCGTATGTGATGTATGATTTTTCTTAATCGTACAGATGTTAGTTTAAATGCTCTATCTTCCAACTCCAGTCGTCCATTCTTTATTGCATCATTAACACCTTTACAAATATTATCATTAGTTACTGCATTGCTTTTTCCAACGTGTTTTCCTTTGTTAAAACCTTGAACAATTCTCTCCATTATAACCATTTCGGTTCCTGTTAATGGCTGTGTTTCGTTTTCAAAACCTTTTATCATAAATAAGATTTTTTAGATGTATCGTACGCTCTTACTTTTGGTTTTGTTTGCACTTTAAAATAAATATCTTTAATTGTACAATATCCAACCTGTATGCAATATTGCATACTTTGTAATTCTGCTGTCTGTTGTTGAAAATAACGCTTTGTATCTTCTGTAAAAAAATGGTCATAAAGCTGTTTGATATCGTCCATTCTATTTTTAATCATACGAAGTGCGGACATTTCTTTTTTAGAAAGTTTGTGTTCTGTATGGTACAAAATTTCTTCTCTAAATTTCACAAGTATTCGTTCCGGACGAACCATATTGGCTACTGTAATATTTCGCTCTGAATTATAACTTACTGCCAACAAAGGTAAGTAATTTTCATTTATACGCTTGTCCGCAAACCAGTCGTAAAACTCCAAAATACTATCAAATTTTTCAGCATCTACAAATAGTTGCATTATTTCCTTATGTACATCATTTGCCGGTATAAAATCGTTTATTATGGCTATTATTTTTGTTTTCATAAATCTATTTTTAATTTTTTTTTGATTGAAAATATTGTTTTGTTTGTAACAACCAAACTGTCTAATACATCTATGTCTAATAATCTTCCTGCTCTCCTTATGCTATTAAAGGAATCAATATCAGTTTTTGATGGATTAGGATTGCGTGATGGATGATTGTGTACAAGAATAATTGATTGTGCAGTGCAATTTAAAGCGATTGTAAAAATTACTTTTGAATCACATAAAGCCATCGAAGTCGCACCACTCGATA